CATCCTGCCCGCGCCGTCCTCCCAGGCGTTCTGGTAATCGGCGGAAAGGCCGATACGGCCCTTGAGGCTGTCGCCGCTGCCAAAGGAGACCGCAGCCCCGAACGGGTCGGTGAAATCGTCGATGTCGACGCTGGAATAGGCGAGTTGCGCCTGCGGCGTCAGGGTCCAGTTCTGGTTCAGATCGATGCGCTTGCCCGTCTCCAGGCTCAGAGCATAGCCGAAGCCGTCACTGCCCTGTGCAAGGCTGGTACCGAGCGTGCTCGACCGCAGATCGCTGTCATACCAGGTCGCCTGCGCCTGCCCGTCGAGGTAAAAGCCGGTCTGGCCGTACCAGGTCAGCGTGCCGCCGAGACCATAGCCGTCGGTGTCGATCGAACCATCGCCGAAGAACGAGGAAATATCTGCCGAGCCATGGCTGTAATGCGCGCTGAGGCTGCCGATGAGCCTGCCCGCGTCGCTCTCGTGGAACTGGCCGTCGATGCCCGTCTGTGCCTTCCATGTATCGACGTCGTAGTCAGTGCCTGAAGTGGAAGTCCGTGGCTCGAACCTGCCGTGCGCGCCGTTGATGCGCGCCCAGATCCCGCGCTGGTCAATGGCGACGTCACCACCCTCAGAGGGCAAAGGCGCAGCTTCCAGCGTGCCGGGGCCATCGCCCTGTGCAAGTGCGCTGTTGCCTGCCCCCGCCCAATAGCGATTGCCGACGCGCTGCTGCAACGTGGAAACACCATTGAGGTTCTGCAACACCTGCGCATAGGCCTCATAGAGCGGAACGCCCGGCTGGTAGAACGGACCCGCAGGTGGTGTGGTGGGAGGTGTGGTGGGCGGTGTTGTCGGAGGTGTCGTTGGGGGTGTCGTCGGAGGGGTTGGTGTCAGTTCGGAGCGCAGGTACCAGTCACCATCGGTGGGCGTGCTCACGCCGTTCTTCTGCAATGTGTAGCCATAGGCACCGGCAACGACAGCCTGTTCGCCATTGATCACATAATCGCCGAGCAGCGAGAAGGCGCCATTGGAAGCGCCGCCAATGTCGACGATCTTGATGCCCTCGATTGTCTGCGCGCCGGTCCCGCCGACATTGATCACCCGCACGTTCGTGTCGCCTGCCGTGTCGCCGGTAACCTCCAGCCGGTCAGTGGGCGAGGCATCTGCGCCAAGCTGGGTTTCGATTTCGAGAAGACCGCCGTTTCCGGTGTAATTGCCTGCCACAGTCAGCGTGCCGATGGAATTGCCGGGCGCTACGGTGCCAGCATTGGTTGTATCGCAGACCACGCCATTTCCTTGAAGCTTGGCCCCGCTCATAACAGTCAAATCGCCGCACAGACTGCCGTTGACGGCGAGCGTGCCGGCGTCAACCGACGTACTTCCAACGAAGCCGATACTGTCGCCGGACAGGTCAGTCAGTCCCGAGCCGATTTGACGGATCGTGCCGGTACCCAATATGACTCCGTCAAACACCATGCTGTCAGAGCGGTTGAAAGCCAGCGTGCCGTCATTACCGACAAATCCGACGATGGAGCCAGAGGTGCCGCCATTGCCAATCTGCAAGGTGCCATCGGAAATTCTTGTACCACCTGTGTATGTGTTGTCGGCGGAAAGGACGGTGGTACCTGAACCGTTTTGCTCGACTAAACCTACTCCAGAGATGACACCAGGCACCAAAAAAGCATCAGAACGGTTGAAGGTCAGGACGCTGTCGTTCACTATATTTCCGGCAATAGAACCTGAGGTTCCACCGTTGCCAAGCTGCAAGGTCCCTGCAGAGATCGTGGTAAGGCCAGTATAGGTATTATCTGCCGTTAGCGTGGTGACGCCCGTACCGGCCTGACTGACGGCACCGGAACCATCGATAAGGCCGTCAAAGCTCACAGCATCATTACGGTTGAAGGCCAAGGTTCCGAAGTTTGCAACGTTGCCCAAAATCGAACCGGTTGTGCCGCCATTGCCGATCTGGAGCGTGCCCGACAGGACAGATGTATCACCGGTATAGGTGTTCGCCGCTGTCAGAACGAGAGCCTCGTCACCTGTTTTGAAGAGCCTGCCAGCCCCTCCTATGACGCCGGACCATGTCAGATCCGTATCGGTTTGGAAGAAGCCGCCACCCGCAAGCGTTACCGAACGTGCCGAAGTGAAGGAAGCGGTGTTTCGCAGGACGCCGCCGTCGAATGTAACCGTACCGGCCGCGCCGCCAAGATTACTGTTGCTCGACACCGACAATACCCCGCCAAGGATCTGCCAGGAGGTGACGGTCGTTCCTGAGGGCGTGCCGGTCAGGGTCCAGTTGCTGGTGCCGGTTTTCTGATAGAACTCGAAGGCATTATAAGTCCTCCCTTGGTTCGGAAAAATCTGATTGCTGATCAAGGACGCATCGAAGGTGCCATTAATGTCGCCGCCCAGCCGCAATGTGTCACTTGTGCCTAGGCTGCGAAGTGAACCGGTGACCGTTGAGCCGGCCCACACCTCAAAGATGTTCGCAGCTCCGGTTAAGCCGCCGCCGCTGATGACGGTGCCACGATTGATGAATGTCGTCCCGTTGAGGCTGACGCCGCCCGAACCCGCCCCACCACGGATCGTTCCCATATTGACGACCGTGCTGTTTGTCGCGTTCAGACCCACATTCGGCCTCTGAAATGTTGAAGATTGCGCCCCGCCTTCAAGGGTGCCGTAGTTGTAGAGCACACCATTGCTCAGAAGCACGCCGACGCCGCCGTAACCGGCGAACTGCCCCGTGCCGGTTCCGCCGCCGGCGCCGCCAATGATGGTACTGTTGTTCACAAGCGTTCCGGCCGTCAGCTGCACGCCGGCCCCGCCGCTTGCGCCGGTTGCTCCATTGGGCCCGCCGTTTCCACCTGTGATTGTGCCTTCGTTGGTCAACGAGCCACCGGAGTTCATCACGATGCCGGCTACGCCTCCGGCGCCGAGCGCGCTGTTTCCGGCTCTGATCGAACCCGATGTGATCAACGTGCCGCCGCCGAAGTTGGCAGACGTGCCTGGCGTGAAGTCTACCGTAGCGTCAATCCCTTGCAGCGTAAAACTGCCGGTGATGATCGTCGTCGGTTTAGTAAAGGCCGGAAACGCCGCGCTGCTGACGCTCACATTGTTGGTAAGCGTTATGGTGGCGCTTGGATCGGGATCAGCGTTCGCTAATGCGATGGCATTGCGCAGGTCGGTCTCATTATTCACCAGGTAGGTTGCGGCCGCTGCGGGCGACCCAAGTCCGAGGCTCAAAGCCAGCGCGGGTATGCAGGCACTGGATAGAAGTCGTCGCTTTCCGTTGTAAAGAATAACCCCGATAGGATTGCCGCTCATGCTCGCCTCCACCCGAGGAAAAATTCCTCTCGCGCAGTACAAAGGAATTAATCAAAACAGCAACCGATGGTTGCGATACGCAGCAGTAGGGTTGAAAGCATTCCCAGGTTGTTGCTTTGTAGCAACAGCAGAGCTGAGAGCCATAACAATGGCAATCAGTTAGCGCGAGGCCGGCAACCACGTCGGCGAAAGAAAGCAACAAAAAAGCCCCACCATCCCGAAGGGACAGTGGGGCACGATAATATTTTCGAGAGGATTCGAGGCCGGGGCTACGGTGGTGGCTGGGTTTGGCGCCTGTCTCGTTCTATTCGCTCAAGTCTGTCAAGCACCTGCATGTTCAGATCCCGTTGGCCGAAGAACCCGGATTGTGTCTGCTTGATCTCGTCAATCTGACGTTGCAGGTTCTGGCTTGCCGCCATGCGGGCTTCCCGATCGGCTGCGAGCTGCGCATCGTATGAGACCCATACCCGTTCATGTTCCTTGCGAGGCACCTGATCCTCTTGTAGCGATTTGACCGACGCTTCCATGCGCGCGCGGTCTTCGGTCCCTCTTGCCTGTCGCCAGTCCATCTCTTCGCGTGTGACCATGCGTTCAGACAGGGTCAGCACGGAGGATTTCAGATCAGTCGTGGCGGTATTGATCGGCCAGTAAGCCAGACCGCCAAGGAGCGTGCAGAAGGTCAGTGCCACACCCAGCGCCTGCCATTGCGGCTTGTTGCGCTCGGCGATGGTGGTCGACAAAGCTGACAAGGAACTGCGCGTCTCATTGGCAAGGCCGCTGAGTGCCGTTTCCATCTGCTTGAAGCCGGAGCGCATTTCCGATTCAAGATCGGTCTGTCGTCGTCCCAGATTGGTGACGCGTTCGCCGAGCTGCGCCTGCATCGCGTCCTGGTAGTGCCGGGAAGCATCATTACCATTGTTCATATCATCCACCATTGAGGTTCCTTGCCCGCTATTGGATCGTCTTGCTGAGATTGTCGTAGAAGCCAGCGCAACGATCTGTGCGGCTGTTCTGTCGGTCGAGGGCTAGCCTTTCCCGCTTGAGGACTGATCGCACCTCCGAACCAACGACAGGCGCTGCATGGGCTTCCTTGGCCCGGCAATCCTCCGGATAAGCCGGAAGGGTGACGCGAGCCTGAGCCGTGCCTGTCTGTGTGGCAGCAGTCTTCAATTGCTTATCGAGACTCGAACATCCGGATATCATCAGCATTGAGATCGCACCTGCGACCAGCAGCCCGTAAGAGTTTTTCATAGTCTCGAATCCTTGTTTCCGTGTCGGCTGCCATCTGCTCGTCTCGCGTTCGATCGTTTTTGGCGATTTCCTGATAGCTGGAGATGACGAGTTGCCCGGCGTTGACCTGCCGTTGCAGTTCGGCCGCCTTGGCCTCAGCTGCGGTCGCCCGGGCTTCCACCACATAGCCTTCCCTTGCCGCAGCTGCCGCCTTTGCCCTCTCCGTTGGAACCCGACCGGCGATCAGTTCGCGCACGACTGGGATGCGATCGGCGAAAGGAATGTCACGAAGAACCGGTACACCTTCGTAGTATGCGAGCATCACAAGAAAGATGCACAGAGGAACGCCAAGCGCGCGTATGACCGCGAGGACGGTCATTTCAGCCCCTCAAGGCACATCGCCATTTCATCGGTTCGGCGAAGCACCAAACCGCGCACATCCTTCTTTGCGCCGGCGTTGACGTAGAGCATCAGTGCATTGCAAGCGCCGCGAAGATCCCCGGCGTTCGCTAAGCGCGCCATGCTCGATCGGCAGAAGACCCCTACTCCGATGTTGTAGGTTCCGGAGAGAAAGGCGAGATAGGACTCGTCCGGAATGGCATCCGGGTTTTTCAGGCACTTGCGCATGCCCGCTTCGTGCTCAACTAGGCTGTCAACGAGCATCGAGTCACACTGGCCTTTGGTGAACTTCATCCCCTTGTGCATTCCCTTGGTCTCGCCATAACAGCCGGTCCAAACACCGATGATGTCCGGATAGGTGTAGAGCCTGAGCCCTTCCTTGCCGCCGACATAGCCCACCGCGACGGCACCAAGGGCTGTGACGCCAACGAGGGCGTTGCGAATTCTACTTTTCATCTGAGATGCCTTTCTGTGCGATGAACCGGGCGAAGACCGCGCCGCCGACCGTGAGGAAGGACAGGACAGCAAACAGGCGCGGCGGGATTGGGAGAATGCCGTCAAGCAGCGGCAGAACGACTTCTGCACCGGACAGCAGACCGGCAAGCAGCATCAAGCGGATGCTCCACGCATAGCGAAGCACCGCGCGCCAGTTACGGACGGGTTTCATTTGTGATTTCCTTGTTCGGTGGGTTCGGGAGTATTTTAGATGGTGCTGAGGGTTTCCTCCCGTCAGCCGAGGCCCGGTTTATCGGTAATCAAGGGGGGAGCTGATAGATCGGGCCTTGCTTCTTAGCCGAGCATCGGAACATTCAGCCGGCATCGCAGTTCGGTGCGGGTCGGAATTCCACAATCCCGACAGAGGCTCGTCGCCAACCTCTCCGCACCTGTAGAAGTTACCACGGGCGGCGGGCCTCGCTTTTCAGGTTTTTGGTTTTTCAGTATTATAGAAATGCTGAGCCCTAACTCAGCAAAAGAGCCCGATTTGTCGGTAATTGCGGTCCGCTAGGTCGGGCTCACTATTTATTAATCATACAAGCGCACCGTCCTTTCGCTGATGTACCAACTTGTCGGCAACCCGGTCCGCCTTCTTAGTGTGTGCGTACCCCATAAGGCGGACCGGGACGTAACATTTTTGCGGACCCGCTTACAGTTGGGATGCCGCAGTAAAGAACGCGTCCACCTGATCTGCCGTGAAGCCGAGCGCAGTGAACCCCCGCACTAGCATCTCGTCATCGCGATTGAACGATCCTGACTCGTCAAATGCGATCTGAACAAGCTCCGGTTGCGCGGAAACCCATGCGCTTACCTGAGTTGATAGTCCTGCGATCGCGAGCTGCATCTTGAACTGACGACGTGATACGACATTCGGAACGACGGCCGGGGGAGTCGTATCTTCCCACGGGGTGTTTAGTTCGGTATCAACGGAAGACGTAGGGCCTGTCACAACATCCGCGACCAGCTTTCCGCCATCCTTAATGAGTTTGCCCGTAGTTGTGTCGAACGCCGCTATGCGACCATCAACAGCCACGGCAGGTCCCACGACATCGCCGGTACCGGAGCCGTCAGTACCCTTCTTAGCGACAAGCTGCCACCATGTATTTACCTCAGTCGGCAAAGCAGGTGGCGCATTGCCAGTGGTCGAACCGAGGGCGATCCACGAAGAGCCTTGATAGGTTACCTGATCATCGAGAACGTAGGCTGTCGCAGGATTATAAGCGCCACGGATGATGGCTCCACGCCCTGCAGGAATGCCAAGGTTAAGAACCGGATCATCGTCCGTGCCACTGATGGTAGCGGTTGCAGCGGTGCCAGGCGCCAGAGTGGTAGTCGTGCCGATTGTCAAATCTGGCGTTAGTCCGACTGGTCCAGTCAAGAACGCCGGATCGGACCAATCCCCGGCCGTTGCGGTATTCTTGGCATAAAGAGCCGACCGACCATCGCCAATATCGGCGACCAGCACGGTGAAGCCAGCCGCCTGTAGATCATAGGTTGCGCGAGCAGCAAGCGTGTTGACGAACCTGTCGTACTCGGCACCGTTGGTGAATTCGAACTTCTTTGCTACGCGGAAGGTGTTTGCCCCGGTGGCGACGATCAGATCGTCAACCTCGAACACGAGGTTCCCGATCGCCGTCAGAATGTCGCTTTCCGCCTGCGCTGCGTCGAGCGATTGAATGATTTCCGACAAGCGCTGATTGTTCGCAAGGTTCTGGGATGCTTCAGATGGTACCAGCCACATTGTATAGGCCGCGCCGGCGGAGCTTGGACCAGCCCAATCGTCTTTGAGTAGAGCCGCACCCTCAGCAGAGACGCTTTCGACAAAGCCAAAGTTTGAACCCACGAACAGGATAGCTCCCACAGCATGGCGCAGCTGCCAAGCGGTCTCGACGCCTGTTATCACCTTTGAACCATTGGTGACCGTGATCGTGCCGTCCGAATAGAAATAATCGGATAGTGCCATGGAGAGACCTCAATGGTTGAAACCTGTCTTGCAGGCAGAGAAAAGGGAACGGAGTTAGTTCTTTGTTGTCAGAACGCGGGCGAGGAGAGCGTCAATCTCTGCGGCGGTGTTGCAGCCGTCGATGCGTGACTTAAGCGCCTGGCGGCGCTGTTCGACCGAAGCGACGGCATCCAATGATGCGGTGTGGCGAGTGATGATCTCGCGGGCTTCCTGATCATCCGCGATGAGAGCGCTTGGCGTACCGGATAGATGCGCAAGAGCTGCTGTGTACTTCGCTGCATAAAGGACGTGCTTGTCACCGAGGATATGGCTGATCAGCGGCACGAAGAACCGGTCAATGGAGGCCCTGCCCCGCAGTCGTTCCTTGTCAATCGACTTGCTGAACGTCATCTTCATTTCGCGACGATCTCCCCATGGAAATCCTGCACCGGCCAGCGGAACTCGATCTTGTAGCGCCCTGGCTCTTCCGCGGTGAAGTCGAGACGTCCGCCCGTCACTTCGTAGGGCTCGCCATCCACATAAATCGTGACCGGGTCGGGCAGCCCGATGATCGGCACGAAGTCTTTGCCGTCCGCACGGATTTCAGTCTTGACCAGCGGCGGGATCTTCGGACGCTCCGCAAGCTCGCCCTTCTTGTTGTGATAGTGCGTGAAAATCCCGACGCCCGGATAGACATAGCCCGGTATGTGCATCCGGACATTGCCATTGGTATCGAGTTCATATTGACCGTCGTCGCGCAGGACGGGCTCTTCAGGATAAGGGATGGGCAAAATCTGGAACCATTCGCCCCTCTTCGTATCGCTTTTTATCTGTGCTACGGCTTCCTCTGCGCCGACGCCGGAAGGCTCGCTTGTGACATGGACAATTTTGCCGTCCTTGTTGACCTGGTAAAGCATTCAAAACCCCAATCTGTAGTCGAACACGAGATAGTCCACGGCATAATCGAACGCAGAGGAAAAACTCGTCATCTGCAAATACATGTGGTCCACATAGACATCGACGTCGAACCGCGTGAAGCTGAAGGCGAAATCGCCATAAGGCTGATGTGAACCGCCGAACCCCTTTTGTGGAACAAAGTTGCCCGGGCGCGACGTGCCGGCGCCCCCGTACAGTGACGTGATGACGAAGGGAACAACCGAGAACGTCTTGCCGAACAGAACAGTGTGATCGTCATCATCGCCGCCACTGCCGACGCTGCCGGCGTACTGGCCGCGAATGAAGCGGGCGGGAGTCCCTCTGTTCGCGCTGAAAAGAAGCTGTTCTTCGGTTGCTGTGAGGACGTCGAATCCCACCCGCGACAGATTGAATACCCCCGGAGAAAGCTCAATGCGTCTTGTCATGCATTCTTCCTCAAAACGGTTTTGGTGTCTTTGTCACCATGTAATAGCCCGTCGTAGAATTAGATGGCCAATCCGTGGTTCGTGCTTCTGAATAAGTCACTCGCCTGACCCGTCCGGACGTGGGTGAAAGATACTGAAAGACGAGTTCGTAGCGGTCGCAGCCAATCATGATGTACGGGATGAACCCCATGGCTGGCCAACCGATCGTAACCCATTCAGGATCACCGTCGTCGCCTCCATTTATAAAGAAGGATCCAGATTGCACGATCTGAAGCTGCTCTTGCTGCGTTGACCACATCATTTGAAACTTGGTCGCCGCGAAGACGTCTATGCCCGGTACCGAGACATAGCCGCCCATGCCATGCGTCGGGTGATTGCCGATCAGAAGCCGCCACACCATTATAGCGGACCCCGCAAGATCACATACCCGCCGATATAAGCGTCAAGCGAACCGTGGTATGGGAAAAACCTCAAGTAGCTTGTCGTGCATTCCGCATGCCATTGGTAGCCATTCGGACCATCGCTGTCCGTCGAGCCCATCCAGAATTCGTTGGCACTCATCACCTTGAAGACCATGCAAAATGGCGCAGTCGGCAATGTTTCTCCGAACGGGATGACTACTGGCACGGCAGGAGGGTCAACGCTTACAATCCCGGTCCTGTAGACGACGCCCGCATCATTCCACGAACTATCAAACGCCAGGTCCTCGACATTGAGTCCTGCAGAGAGAACGTCCTTCAGCGGTTTCGAGATGCGGATGCGCGGGGCGCCGCCGCCAAGCGTGGGATAGGATCCGATATCGCCAACGCTCGCTTCGACATCGAGGAGGGCTTCCGCGAGGGCGGTTATATCGTCGCCCTGCCCGTCGACAACCGTGTTGAGTGTAAACAATGCCGTCGAAAGAGCATCATTGCCTGTGACGGGATCAGTGACCTTCGACTGAAGCAGCGTGGTACGCTCCGACATGGCGAAGTTCTCTTCGACACGCTGGCGGCTTTCCTCAACGATGCTCGACATCGCATTGGCAACTGCCTTTGTAATTATCTTGCGATCGACGATGTTCTGGCCGGTTCCCGTTGCTGCATCGGTCGCAACACGCTCGATCTTGTCCTGGACGTGCTCAAGATCGTCGCGAAGCCCCTCCAGGACGTTGCGCATGTCATTCTGAACCGCCTGAAGCTCCACGATGATATCCTGCGAGCCGAGGAGCACATTCGGTGCAGTGACGGGAAGATCATCGCCCCATGGGAATTCCCGATTGGGTTCTGTTCCGATCCAGCGGGCATTGACGATATAAGGCTGGCTGGCAAGCACGAACTCGGAAATAACATGATCGCCCTTCGGCACATCCAGGGTTTGCCCCATATAGTCGAAGACAAGCGATGAGGATTTGCGGATGCGATACTGTACGCCGATCACTTCGTCCTGCTCTTCCCCATTCCAGACCAGAAGGATGGCGGGACGGCGGGACTTACCTGCGCTGTCCACCTGCGTATAGGGAAACACCTGAAAGTCCTGCACGTACTGTGGTGCGGGACGGATCGGATCGAGCGAGCCGATGACGGTCGGACGCTCATCAGTACCCGCGTTCCAGTCGTAGTCAGCCGGATCAACTTCGCGCAAGGCAACACCCTGATTGCCATTGTCGCCATCATCCATCGATTCGATCAGGAAATACTTGTCGTCAAAGCCGTTCTCTGCACTGGTCACAGAAATCGTGTCCAGCGGCTCATATTCGTAGAGCTCGGGCGGTAACGTCCATTTCAACGTTCGAAACCGGCGCTCCGTTTCGATCATGGCCTTGGATAGGCGCTGCACCTGGCGGGGGAAAGGCACATACGGGAAGGTAGCATCCGCCATGAGACGGCGGTTGTCGTCTTGCGCTTCGAGATCGGACCGATAGATCGGCGGAGCATCCTTCGTTCCCCAGTTTTCTTCAGGCTCGGGATAGGTGGCATGAACGCCATTATAGAGGCTTTCCAGACCGGGAAAGGGCGTGAAGTTCTGCCCTTCCGTCACTGCCACCGTTTCGTCGTTCATCGCGTAGACCGGCATCGCAGCAGCACCGACGAGGATTTTGTAGATGCCACCAATCTCCGCGATGCGCGCGTTGCATGACTTGCGCAGTTCATCGATGATCTGCAAGGCTTCCTGATCGCAAGAGATCTCGGTACCGCAACGGTACTGCTTTTCGGTCGATCCATCGGCGTTGGTGATGAGCCGGTCGCATTCATTCATGCCAGCGAACCAGTTGCCGACCGGCAAGCGGCTGGCGATCATCTTCTGCAGGCCGTAGAACCATTCTCCGTCGTAATAGAGACCGCGCAGGATATTGTAGATGATGACGACCGGATTATCGGTCCATTCCCAAGTCGCCTGATTGTCCCAACGATGCGAGCCTGATCCGCCATTGGTCGAATCCTTGCGCGGATCGTAGAGGCGGGCACCGCGGATACCGAACCGGCACTGAGGCACCCCGGGCAACAGCTCGCGGTTGACGCGCGCCGTGATTACCGCATAGGCGATGCCCTCGCCGATCATGTCATTTGACCAGGGCCGAACGCTGTCCGAATTGAACTTGTTGTAAAGGAAGCTGTCACCAACATTGGTGTGACCGTCGTGGAACCGAACCCAGAGGTAAGGCTGACCGTTGTCTATGAACTCGTTGACCTTGTACCCAACCTGATCGGCACCATCGAGGCCGCCGGCGAAATCGATCTCGCATTTCTGGCCATTCACCCAAAGGATGTTGGACAGGGAGTCGACCGGAAAGTCAGACAGGCTGATGACCTGGGTCAGGTAGGCGTTCGGCGTCTTGCCAGCCTTGCCCGAGGTATTGACGTATTCGAGCGTTCCGGCCGTCGCATAGGTACCGACTATGAACGACAGCGGGTTGTCTCCGCCGATCTTCATCTGCCCATTGATGCCGGGAACCGTCTGCTTCTTCGTCAGTGCCTTTGTGAGAAGGCTTTTGCCAACCGACAGGGCAACAAAGATGCCGACCTTGACAATGGCGGCGCCAATGCCGCCGGCAGCGAGTGTGGAAGACAATCCAACGATGAGACCGCTGATCGGATCGGCAACGGCAATAGCGGTCGAGCTAAGAAAGATCGTCGCTGCATCGAACAGGATACCAAGCGTCTTTTTCATCAAGGGATCCTGAAGAGGCGGACTGCGCTCAAGGTGGGAACGGTCGTGATGCCGTCTGACGCCAACACATAGGAGCGATCATTGTTGACGATGCCGAGCGCAATGCCGGTATCGTAGGAGACAAGCGCCCCGCTGTTTTTAGCCTTCGCCCAGACCAGCTTGGCGTTCTGAACCAACTCATCCTTGCCAGATGACCAATCGTTAGCGTCAGTGAAAACGCCAGAAATCTTGTCGGCTGTGGCGCATTTGTCCTCCCCGTCGTCGGCGGGATCGAAACCTATGACATTCCGGCCGGTTAAATTGATGTCCAGGACGAGATGAGCATCAACACATGCATCCAGCCAGCGGCGCTTGAATATAGAGAGCTCACTGTCGCCGAGAGGGACGCCACCATAGATATGTTCGAACGTCTCAGGATCCTGCTCTCTCATTACCGCGATGTCGCGCAGCGCCTTTTGCGATAGGAATGGGTTCTCCGTATAATTGATGCGCCTGACTACACAGTGCGGCGGCACGTTCACGACGAAGTTCTTCCACACATAATCGGTGACCAACTTCGGGTTGAACAGCAGTATCGCCAGACTGTCTTCCTTGCGGATTGTTGGCGCTATAACCTCCCACTGATCTTTCGTGAGCTTTTCTGCCTCTTCCACCCAAAGGATGTCGATGTCAGAAGTTCCCTTGATCTCATCAAGGTTGCGCTCGATCCCGTAGAATATGAACTCCGAACCGGTCGCCTGATGGATTATGGTTGTCTTTTGAACATCGAAGGCTTCGGACAGGCCGAGGTGGCTGATTGCCCATTTCAATTCAGTGTAGACCGATTCCTGAATTCGATTCTGAAACCGCCTAATGCACAAGACGCGCATCTTGACCGTAACATGATCAACAAGCCTGACCAGTTGGCATGCTGTGTCTCTTGTCTTCGAGCTTGACCGGCCACCGTGCAAAACGGCGATATCGGCCTGCCCTAGGAAGACCTGCTCCCAGAAATCAAACAGCGCAGGATTTGTAAGGGAAACACGCGCATTCACTCTGCAACCTTTTGGCGGAGAACATCACGCCATGAGCGTGTCTCGGTCTGGATAGGCCCGCCATTCTTCCCGGTGTGTTCATTCTTCTCGATCAGGAGGCCATGCAGCTTTGCTTTGCCCATTACGGCAGCAACTGCGGCGCTTGCGCCCTTCTCATCGGCCATGGCTAATTGTCGGGCTTCTTCGAGCTCTTCAGTAAGGCTTTCAACTGTCACAGCGGCACGTTCTGCACCTTGAGATTGCAACTCAGTCACCCGAGCTACAATGTTCTCATTTGCACTCAATCTTGATGCATTGCCTCTATGAGGCTTGAAGCCAGCAGCAGCATAAGATTCATCGGCGGTCTTGCCTTGGAACCTTGCTTGAGCGAACTTCTCATGCCGTGCATTTTTCAGTACTGGCATTTGACATACCTTGGAGAATGATCGCCGTGGACGACAAAAATCCGGACAGATTTGACGTTAATGAAGGTGCGCGAAAACTGGCGGTCGATACAGTTATCAGGGCACTGATTGACCATGCCAGCGAAACTGATCCTGACTTGAGGCATCGTATTCTTGCAACTGTCGAAACATATTTAACTGCGCTTGAGCCACAATCGGAACTGGAAGTCGATTTTGCTGAAAGAGCGAGAGCTCACGTTGAATTTCTTATTCGACCAGCTTGACCATGCCTCCGCTCTCTCGGCTACGACCATTGATTCATTCCATCTTCTCGGCGAGATGGAGGTTCACATCATCGACTAAATCGTCCAGGTAGAGCGTACCGCTTTAGAAGATGAACGGTGATTTGGCGTCGACTTCACATCCACCGGTAGTTGCCAGCTCAACGGGGTTCGCAATTCGTGGCAGGGCAGCAGCCGCACCGGCGGTGGGCGCAAACCCGAGCAATGCGAGAATTACGCGACGGTTCATGGCATGTTCCTCAGTTAGCCGGTAAGATTTTAATCACCTGATAAACCGCCGCTTAGCCTGTAATGGATATGCTGCAGGCATGCCGGATGATAACTATCAAGCTAATTGGCGTGGGGCGCGCCGCTACCAATTTGATGAAGAGGCGCGTCGGAAAGCGTCTGCCCTTCAAACGACCGCTGATGTTGTCAATTTTCGAAGGGTGAAATGGGCCGATCCGGATCAGAAACTGAAGGTTCTTTCCGAGGACTTGCCGCAACCTTACGACCGCAGCGCGTGGCTTGATCGCTTACCGACGAGATCGTTTTACGTGCTGGTGGCCGCACTATCTGCAGTAGTGTTCCTACTTGTGGGGGTGGCTGTTAGCTGGGCTTGAACCACTTCGTCACTGTTCCGGCATCGATGACCACATGAAAGAATGGCGCATGGCGCATAGCTATCGCTGGTCACTTTCACGCCGATGTGGCTGCCGCGATGCTCCTGCCATGTCGCCAGCATCAGACCGTGTTCCTTGTGGTGACAAGGATAGGATCAGAACGCACCGCATCGAATATCGCGATCTCAGGTTGTAAATTGCTGACAATGCACTACGTTGGCGCCGGCAATCCAAAGACCCCTCGGTTTGCTCCCCTTAGGCCGGACTTACACAGTCCGGCTTTTTCTTTGAGCCATCCGAGCTTTGCGAACTCCTGATCGCCGGTCATCTTGTAGATCGCGGCTTCTGACAGATGGTCTCTCGGGTTCTCGCCTACCGACTGGAGCCACCGGCACTGCACCGTGATCGCTTCCACCTCGGTCGGATCGAACTGGTAGAAGTTGTTCGCCGTCATCTCAACATCGTTGCAACGTTGGATGTGATGCACCAACTCGTGCACGAGCACACTCTGGTCGAACAGATTGCCGTCGCGCAACTGACGTAGTGCTATGAGCGGAGCGCGCAACCACGACCAGCGTATCTGCCCCAGGCATTCCAGATCGGGCTCGACCCTTATTTCAGGCACATCATCCGGACATTCGTATCCAAGCAGATCGGCGGCGTAGACCATCATCTCGCGAGCATGATCGAGGTTCATGGGAGTTTTCCGTACCCGTTTATTTTCTTTTCCGTACACGAATATTCTTGACCTGAAATCAATTTCCGTGTACGAATAATCCATGAAAATCACTTTCGCCCCACCGAAGCAGCAGAAAAACCTCACCGAGCGGGGCTATGACTTTGCTGATCTCGATCTTGAGTTCTTCGCGGGCTCGGTCGTAATCCCGGCCAAGGAAGGGCGTTACAAGGCCATTGGCCTGTTTCGTGGTCAAATCCTTGCAGTGATCTTCAAGCCGCTTGGCACCGAGGCGATATCGGTCATTTCAATGCGTCGTGCCAGCAAAAAGGAAAGGACACTCTTATGAGCATCAAGCATACAAAGCCTCTCTCCGATAAGGAGGAAGCCGAGATCCAAAAGCAGATTGCCGCTGATCCAGATGATAGCGAAGCGACGGATGCAGAGATCGCCCAGGCTAAACCCTTCAAGGAAGCCCTGCCTGAACTGTATGCCAGCATTCAGCGTACGCGCGGCCGGCCTAGGTCAGAGGCACCGAAAGAGGCAGTAACCCTGCGGCTGGATCCTGCTACCCTTGAGCGGTTTAAGGCCACCGGTGAAAACTGGCGAGCCAAGATGAGCGAAGTGCTTGACCAGGCGAAGTTATAGAAAAACCCCGCACTAAGCGGGAGTGGTTGGCATCACCCGCAGAGCGGATGACGAGTGCAAAGACCTTCTTGGGCCATGCATCGTTGGACAGGACGGATCGGATGGCGCCTGCAACGAACCCCGCGATGCGCTCCGGTATTCACCATGCTACGGCATGCAGAATTTCACCGTGTCACCGTCTAACTGCTTGCAAAACTTAAATTTTTGTAATGCGGGAACGTAGGTCAACCTCGGGTGGTTTCGTCACTTCACCAGAGGTAGAAAATGAAAAAGATATTCCTTGCTGCTGCTATCACAATCACATCCCTAGCTGGATTGAGTGCTCCGTCGCTCGCCGCCAGTACCACTGTTGTCGTCAAGCGTGTCGACCATCACCGTCCTATGGCACGAACGATGTACCGTCATCGCGACTGTTATGTTAAAACTGTCAAGCACCGCGACCATGGTAGGGTCGTAGTGCGTAAAACTCGAGTTTGCCGATAATCCATGTGTTGCCCCGGCACTTAAAACGCCGGGGCCATTTGGTTGCGGTAGGTCGGATTCGAATCGACGATCTTCTGGTTTGCTTATGAGCCCGACGAGATGACCACTTCTCCACTCCGCATAAGGGTTGACGCTACTCCGGTACACATAAAGAATGTCCCCATGGTCAAGTTTGCAGCGCGAATTTTTGAAAGCGAAACAGTACACGTGGATGGGCAGCAGTTTATCGACTGCGAGTTCAAGAACTGCTCCATGGTGTTCAGCGGAGGAGAGCTACCTGGGTTTCTTGAGTGCCACTTCGAGGGATGTCAGTGGCAACTGGAAGCGGCGGCATCCAGGACGGTGCAGTATCTCCAAATACTCAATCGCAGCGGTAGCAAGAACTTGGTGGATGGAATTATCCGTACGATTCAGAGCTGAGTTTGGTGGCGGCAATCATCCTCTGTAATAGGCTCGAAAGCGCACGACCATGCAGTCAATGAATATCCGAAGGCTAGGACCAAACGATGAAATCGCTCTCCGCGAGATGAACGCCATGTTCGCCCGGGCTTTTGGTGATCCGAATACCTACACGGGTGAACCACCCACCGCAGACTATATTGGAAATCTGCTTTCGATGGATCACGTCATCGCTCTGGTCTGCATGCAAAATAACCAGGTCGTTGGCGGCTTGGTCGCCTATGAGCTTCAGAAATTTGAACGCCAACGCCGAGAGATTTATATCTATGATCTAGCTGTGGATGAAACGCATCGCCGCAGGGGCATAGCAACCTCTCTCATCGAACATCTTCGCAAGATCGCCCGCGACCGCGGTGCCTGGGTAATCTATGTGCAGGCAGATTACGGAGATGACCCGGCGGTAACCCTCTACACAAAGATGGGCAGCCGTGAGGATGTCATGCACTTCGATATTCCCGTATCAGCTTAGGAGGCAAAGCAAGACGGGAGGCTTTAACCCTACAGCTAAGAGGTCGGAGCAGCTTTTATCGTGGCCAATCGGTTGCGTCAGGTCGGATTCGAACCGACGGTCTTAGAGTTATGAGCCCGACGAGATGACTACTTCTCCAATGCGCAGGGAACAAAAATAGCCGTGTTCAGTTGGGCAAAAATCATGGAGAAGCGGAGGGCAACGCAGATGGCAGACGACAAATCCATAAGAGACAACCGCGACCGTTCAAAAGTTTCAGCCCATCAAGAGTACGAGATCAACTACCTGATGACGAAGTATGACATTAGCCGAAACAAGGTCATGGAGCTGATCGCCAAACATGCAGGTAACCGGAAGAACATCGAACGCGAACTGAGCTCCATCGACCTCTGAATTTAGTGAATAGGTTTCCATGGCGGGAAGCCGTGAAGCTCTTCCCATGCGCCCGGCGAGTGTTCCCTGTCCCTAGGTCCGCCAGTCAGCCGCAATCACTCGTGGTGTAATAGCTGATTTGCATTTTTTTTCAAGGATTATTTTCCGATGGTAGGCTTATTAGCCTAATCCGTATTAAGGCAAAAGCTACGAGGTGCCTATCAACCCGCGGCTACCCCGGATGGCCCAATCAACCAGCAGATTATGTCTCCCCGTCTATCTATTTTGGTTGTCTGCGATGTGTCCATACTCGCGTGGTAGCCGACGGAGCCTAGTGCCCTCACCAGAAAGCTTACTTCGTAAAATTGGAAGGTGAGAAACCGTAATGCGCTTCCGGGGGCGTTTAGCAGAGAATGGATCAGGCTCGAGGGGGAGCCACGACGCTCTTATCTTCTTCGGATCTCACAGGTAAGGCAAACTGATGGGTTATCAGTACCAGCGCTACCTGATCGAAAGTGGCTATTACGACATCACCCCCGAGCAGCAGGATGAGATTTACGAAGCCGAGGAGATGGCTCGGCTTGAGGCTCACGCACGAGATTGGGACGAACACGACCTGCTGGAGGTCGCGTGATGGCCCGCACCGTTGCAGAATGGGTCGGCAAGACCGACGATAGCAAAATACCTGGCGCTGTGAAGGACCGCATTGTTGCCCGACAGGGCGGATGCTGCGCTCTCACCGGAAGCATATTCGGTCCTGGCAATAAGCCCGAGTTCGATCACAAGGTCGCTCTATGGCTTGGCGGCGAACATCGTGAATCCAACCTTCATGCAATTTGCAAGGCAGAGCACAAGGCAAAAACAGCAGCCGAGTCGACGGTTCGCGCCAAGGTGAACAGCCAGCGCAAAAAGCACATCGGCATTACCGAGCCGAAAGGCGCCATCCAATCAAAGGGTTTCCCAAAGGCTGGGAAAGCCCGGCCGGAGGCGTCAAAGCCCATGCCGCCGCGCCGTTCACTATTCAGGAGCATCCAGCCATGAAAGATACCAGAATTCCATACGGTGCCCGATGCACATGGTGGGACGGGATTGACAAGATAGGAACGCGCGACGGCCTTCCGTGCTGTCCGCACTGCCGTAACATGCTGTTTGAAATGCCTGACGAAAAGACGTGGTTTGATGGCGTCGACCGATACGAGGCCAGCGGCAACCCAGGGTATCGGGCTATGATTGAATGGTCGCGCGGGCAATGCTTCCCCAACTTGCAGGAGCTCAAAACCGCCTACGCTGCGAGGATCCTGCAATGAGCACAGCAATCGAATGGCGCTGCTTTCATTGCGACGAAGTATTCACCGACCGGAAGCTGGCTTGCGAGCATTTCGGTGCGGATGAAATGTCCGAACCAGCCTGCCAGATCAAGGCGGGAGCCGAGCGCAGTATGGTCGCGGCGTTGCGCCGCGCCGAAAAGGATGCTGCTGACGCTTGGTTCGCCATCCAAGAAGAAACGACAGAAGCGGCGAAGGCCTATCGCGCACAAGCGGGAAGGCACAACGAACAATTGCGCGCCACTGAAGAGCTCGGTTACGAACGCGGACTTGCCGATGGTCGCTCTGAAAGAGATGAGTGGCAGCCGATCGAGACGGCGCCGAAGGATGGAACCCGCATTCTGATCTGGTTCGTGCATGAGAATGCCCGATACAGCAAAGATCCAGTCGCCGAAGGTTGGGAGGCAGCCCACGAGGCTTATTGGATCGATCACAACAAAGGTGGTTGGACTTGGTACGGCCTTTGCGGGAAGGCAACGAAATGGCGCCCGATGCCCGGTCCGGTGAATAGCGGGGATAAGTCGCCATGACGAAGGCTGCAGTTATCCCAGCCGGTTGCTGGCCAGCCCGAATGCCGCCTGAAATAGCGGCCGGATATGTTGGTGAGCGCTCGGCAGATATTTTCCTTCGCTTGGTCGGCAAGGAATACCCCAAGCCTGTCGTTGACACCGGCAGCGGCAAAGGGCGGCGTATGCTATGGCTGAAATCAGACCTCGACCGCGCTATCGGCGCCGACAACGGGCAGAGAACAGACCCGCCAGAAGCAGAGTGATGATAGAGCTTGTCCTTCCGCGATACGTTCTGGCCAAGCAGCTATCTGGTGGCACAACCGGGTTCTACTGGACCTGCCCCGTGCGCTACAGGAAGATAGGTTGTCCATGGCGATCCGCAGCTCTGGGCGAGAATCTTTCCCAATCCGAATTGAATAAAGAGGCGGAGATTTGGAACCTACGTTTCGATGAGTGGCTGGCAGAAAGTCAGCGCTCGCCCCTCAATCCAGACGGCACAAAAGAGCATTTCCGATACGGAACAGTCGGCTGGTTGCTCGATCACTATCTCTCATCGGATGCATTCTTGCAGCGCGTTGGCGAGTACTCACGCCCCGACTATCATCGCGTGTTCAAACGCATCAGAGCTATTGAACTCCAGAAGAGTCGGAGCAAGGTTGGTGACATTGAGGTAAAAGCGCTCGGAGTGAAAACTGCGCTCCAGGTGTACGAACATTTCACCAGCACGAGTGCCCTGCGAACTGGTGAGAAGGCTCTGATCTACTGCAAATCCGTATGGGAGCGGATGCGTCCGCATCACCCTACCCTGTTCAGGTCTGACGTTCCAAACCCATGGGAAGGCGTGACCAAGAAGCGCCGGGAACAAAAGAAGAAAACCCATGCGAGCAGACAAGAGGTTTATGCCTTTGCCCGCGGTGCAATCGCCGCGGAAAAACCGGAGCTTGGTGCAGCGGCAGTTTTAGCTTTCGAATGGTTCATGCGTCCTTCTTCGATCGCAGACGGATATGCGCAATGGTCTGGCTACCGGCCGGCCGCTCATCCCGACAAGATAATGATCCGGCACCGCAAGAACGGCGGGGCCGTCAATCACCCGCTGGAGGCTGTGATCGACGGCAAGGTCGAGAAGTTTTATGCCGAGGCCGAGGACGTTCTATCCAAGGTGGAGAAGCGCGGCCTGTCCATCGTGACGAAGCCAGATGGCAGCCTTTACGGTGGAAGCACCATGCTTCCGACCGCCATCCGGGAACTTGCTGTGGAACTGGGAATGAAGGGATTTACGCTCGATCGTGCGCGCCACGGCGGCATGACGGAAATCGAGGAAGCCAACCTGACAGAGGGCCAGGGCAAGGCTCTTTCGACCCACCGCACAAAGGCCTATCAGGTATACGCCAAAGAGACCGAGAAGCGGGTTTTGAACGCAACTCTCCAGAGGTTTGGTCATTCTGAATCGCCAGAAAAACCTTCAGAATCAATGGGGACAAAATACCTAAATGAAGGTAACAAATCCTAA